TGATGGTAAGAAATTTTGTACTTTAGGTAATATTGTATCTTTACTGCGTTCTAATAAATTAGGTTGAATTAATAGACCAGTTAATTTATTTACTCGTGCAGGTAATAATTGTTCTAATTGTTTAAAAAATGATAAATCAAATAACGTAAACATATTAATATATGCATTGATATTATTTCGATTTTCATATTTTTTCCAATACGATTGAGCTGCATGAATTAGTTGCGGATATGATTTTGCATCAGTTACGCCCGGGTCACCGATATATTCATCTAATGAAGTAAAACCAAACTGTGCAATGATATCTTCATCTATCATCGTTTGTGGAGAAAAATATACTCCTAATTTTTTACTATCTAATGGAGCTTTATCAAATTGACTACGTTCAGCTCTTGTTTTAACATCTAATGTTCCTATTAATTCATTTGATTCTAAACGTATTTTATTGTCATCATATGTTCCGGCTCCTAAAGATACTGCATCATAATAATATGTTTCTTCAATTGAATCATATGGTGTATTATTTGTCCATGATATAAATGATGCAGAAATGCTAGATGATGTTGGTTGTATGCCATATAAACTACTAGTAGCTGAATGATTTATTTTTTGATTTAATGGCAATCTAAATACTAATTCCGTGTATGCATCAACGTTGCCATCATATGCACCTGGTGCTTTAGTGTGATTTTCAAATGGAGAATTTTGTAAACTAGAAGTCCATAATCTTAATTCTTGAACTTGTCCTACTAATCTACTAGCGCCTGTCGATGTACCGCCAATTGTTAAATTACCAGTAGTAGCAAATGAAGCTGTTGCTGATGCAGATACTGTAGTAACTATTTTTCCATATTTAGATTTCTTTGCAATTAAATCTAAATTAGTTCCATTAACACGAAGTATGGTATTAATCCAATCTCCATTAAATAATTCAAACTCAGCAGATCCAGTACCATTAATTTGTATAACACCCATAGTGCCACTACTAAAATCTATAGTAACAGAATTTGAACCAATGTTATATAAATTCATAGTAGATGGAATTGTTGGATATTTTAAAACATCTGCTGTTCTAAATCGCAATTCCACAGACTGTATTGGCTTTGTATAATTTACAACTACCGTGCCTGCAGCACTACCACTTAAATCTAAAGCATAATCAAAATTTAATTTTTCATATACCGGAGCTCGATCTAATCTAGGCCCGCCATATTCATTAATACTTATAAAAGATTGTGGAATACCATAACATGATAATAATGCTTGTATACTTCGTTTTGTTCCTTTACTTTTTAATAATAAAGGTAAATTGTTTACAATTCGTCTCCAAATTGCATATGTCATATCCTGGCCAGGTACCGATGGATCACCGACAGTATTAGATCCAGTTAAAGGAGTACCGGTTGAATCTGTACCTAAAACATATTGCCATAAATCTTGATTTTGAGAACCATTTGTTAATGTCCATCCAAATTGTTTTGCAACTGAATATAATAATTCATTTGGCATACCAAGTTTAGGATTTTCTTCACGCTTATGTATTTTAGACATATGATTGATATATGTATAGAATATATCATAATGATGTCCTAACATGTTTATAAACGTGTTTAAATTTTCATTGGCTTCGTCTAAACGAAGATATTCTGGTACGGCATAATATAATGCATTATAATTTGACTGATCATATAATGATGCACTTACATATATAGAATTGTACCAATTTTGAAACTGTGAACTAGTCACAGAATATAATGTATATGGTATTGAAGAATTAGATTTAGGAGCAGGAGTTATATAACTACCAGTAATTGATGCTACGGTAGAATATTCTCTCGGCAAATCATATGTTGTTAATTTTGAAGATGATTCATAATATAACCAACGTTCGAAATTATCAAATCCTCCTATTAAATTATTTTTTAACGTTGCATATTCTTGTTGATTAACAATAGCAACACTACCAGAAATTTGAGATACCACTGCACTTTGAGATGTATATGTTTCTAGTAATTGTAATTTATATCTAAAATTTTCTAAACGTTCTGTTGCTGAACTATAAAAAATAAAATTATTGAAATCTGAATAATCAATATTCAATTTCATTCCAGATAATGAACCAGAAAAATATGAATCAATTATTTGTTGCGATGTTTGTGTCGACGAACCTAATAATTCATTCCAAGTTTTTAACCCGGTATCAGTTGATGTATTTAATACTGATACTGCTTGCCAATTTGGGTTTGCTAATTTATTAAATGTACGTGCTGCCGATTCTGTTTGTAATGTTACATTATCAACATAAGGAAGTTTTAATTCTTCAACTATCCAACATTTAAAATCTTTTTGAAATTCATTAGGTAATGGTTGATTTAGTTTTACATAAACATACTCACCAACAACTACGCTATTAACAAATTGAAATGTTTGATTCCTACTAAAATTTAGTAAATATGTTTTGAATTTTTTAGGAATTTCAATTTCATTGATTATAGGTTGACGATTTCTAATACTAGAAACCGTTTCTTGTTGAATATCAACAGTTGCTGTTTGATTTACATTTTCAGCATAATCTGTTAATTCATTTAAAAATTGAGAATTTCTAATATCAATAGCACGTAAACGAATTTCAGTTCGATCCGGAGATATTTCGTCGATTCTCAAATATTGTTGTTCATAACTTCCTATTAAATTCTTAAAGAAGTTGACTACAATTTTTAACGTGCCGGCTGTTAATTTTAAATTATCAAATTCTTTGCGAATATCAATTGCAATTGGATTATATAGATCAATTTTACGATTAGTAATTGGATCAATATATTCCGGAATTTTAGATAATTGTTGAATTTTATGATTACCAGATAACCAAGAGTCTGCAGAATAAACATGTAATTCTAATCTTATATCATCGGTATTTTCTTTTATATCATGTACAGGTAAATATTTTCTTTGTGACCTAGGATATGAAAGTAAACTTATTTGTTGATCAGTTAAACGCTGTGCAGCTACTGCATTTGTAGTTGTATTAACTTGATTGATATTTTTATATTGCGTTAACATAAGATTTATACTGCCTCAAATTTAACAAATGTGCTATTTGCTAATATTGTATGATTTTTCTTTTCTTTCTGATCTTCAGCAAACCCAGATATAAAAACTTCGCCGCCTTCGCCAATATCTAAAATACTTTTTGCAGGAATGGTAAAATCAATAATAGTTTCATAAATGCCTTCGTCGGAAACTTTCTTATTATTATTAATACCATCTGGATATAAAGTTCCATTGTTACCTGGCTCTCCTGCATTTGTAAACTTATTAGTAACGCCATCTGGTTTTGTATATGATATTAAAAATCCAACTTCAGATTTACTATTATCATTATATTGTGTAGTTATAACACCGGTAACCTTTAACGATTTACCAGAATCAATTAAATCTTGTGCAATCGTAAATGAATTTTTATTAATTTGTGCAGGCCCGGTTGTTACTACTGATAAATCTATAGGTTGCGATGTATCTGCAGTTGCTTTTACTACTTGTTGATTTGCACTAGGTTTATATCGAACCGGCGTTGATGGAGTATTTGATTCAATATCTGCCGCTGTATCCTCTAATTCTAATTCTAAATCTAAATTCAGATCTAAATCTAAATCTAATGATTCGTCAACTGTAGCAGTACGAGCAGGAAATTTAAAATAATTAAACTGAGTATCTAATAATGGTATTACTGATTCAGCTAATACATTTGTTGTTATTGCTTCGATTATTAACAATGAAGATGTAGTTTGTACTAAAACATTACCTGCAATATCGCGAGGCACTACTACATTATCATTTGACAATGCAGTTATACCTTTTTCTTCATAAAATGAATCTTGTCGAAGTGAAACGCTATCCATTATCTAACTACTTTAAAATAAATTTGGTCGTCGATATATTGTACTGTAAATCCATCTACAATTTTAAGTTGTAAACGATAATAGCGTTCAGGCATAAAACCGTTCATATCAATGTAAATGTAATTGCTGGTACTATCACAACTTACTTTAGTATAAATATTATCGTACGGAATTATGACTTCGTCAGTTGCAGCATCTAAAACAGAATAATATGTATTTGCTGGTAGATATTTAACTGTTTGAATCGGGAATAAATTTGTCGGCGATTTTTGAGGATACTTATCTCGTCCGTAAATTCTAATTTTAGAAATTTCAGACTCCTTATAAGACGGTTTAACGTTGGTATATATCGTATATGACTCTAGATTAACCCCAGTCAGTGATCCTGTTGTAAATGCACTATTATCCCAATACATTGTTAACTTAGGAACATATATAGTATGAGTATCTCTACTAAAGAATCTAACATATCCGGATACATTATTATTAGCTTCATCTGCATCAGAATATTGTACTAAGAATCCATAATTTGGAATAGCATTTCCATTGCTACCACTTAACCATATTCGTATTTGATCTGTTACATCGATATTGATATCACTAGTTCTATAAGAGAATGATTCTGAAACTTGAAGTTCGGGTGCTGTACTAGAACCGGAATGATATAAATAATTCCCACCTAAACCGGATCCGGATATATATAAATCACTTGTTCCAATTTCTACATATTGGCTGCCCGATATCCAATTTGAACCAGATTGTGCAATATTCCAAGTAGCGCCATCAGTAGTTAATTCGGATAAATAACCTGTGCCATTTACCCAATTTTGTCCTAACATTTTTACTGCTACTGAATATTCAGATGGCAAATTTTTAGCATCAGTAGTAAATAGTTGCAATACAAATTTACAATCAGTAACATTTTTACTATATGTTGCTAATGATGCAGAAATTTCTGACATATCAAATTTTACGATACTTCTAGCTTTTAACAATGTTTCGCCATCTGTACCTAAGCGTTTTCCAATTTCTAATACTTCATCTAATCCAGTATTATACGTTGGGTACGATTCATACAACGTTGTGTCTTTTTCTGCATAAAATATTCTAAACATTATATTCCTTAATAATTAACTACGCGGCCTTTAATATCTTGATTTGGAAACTTTACTTCAAATATACTAGGATCTAAAGAAGGATATATAACACCATTTTTTGTAGCTGACGATAAATCATAAACATTTCCAGAATATCCTAACGTAGTATCATATACATTATTAAATGTAACATTAACTAAATTCTGTACTCCCTTTGTATTTGAAATAATATTCATTACCTCTGTTTTGATTACAGGTTGATTAATCTGCCAACGATCTACATCGAAATACGATTTCAATGCATTTATACAATTTAATAAAACTTCATTGCTATTATAATTCGATAATACGGATATTTCAAATTGAACGCCGATATTGATAATGAATGCATCTTTTATATTTACTGCATCTGTTAGAATTCTATATTGGCTCAAATATGTTTTTAAATTTTCTTTAATTGCGTTATTCAATGCAGTTAACTGTTTGTTTTCATTGAAACCTAAAACATACATGTTAAGAGCTAAAGGGTTTGGTAAGCGATTTTGTACGTAATCTTCTTGTATGATTTGATCATCTGGTACAATATATGCTTTTGCAACGCTACCAAATTTAGATGGCATTGAATATGCACGTATAATATAATCATCTCTAGTTACCATACGATTCTGTGTTGCAAAATTTGACAACGCATTATTTTTTATATCTTGTAATGTGTCAGCATTTTTTGCTCCTGAAGCTGGCTCTGGATTAGTAACTGCTATTGTGTTTTTTACGAAGTTAAATACCGGTACTGCGCCTGTTGAATTAACATCGTCATCATAATTTATTCGTTGAATATTAGTAAGAACATTTGATACAACATTATCTGAAATTCCATTCCCTATAGTATAAGTTACAGTTAATGTAGTATTCGATGGCGCTTGGCCATATGTTCTAGTATATAAAAAGTTTGATGGATCAATATCAATATCAATATTACGACGTAATCCAGATAAGCCGTTTCCTACATTAGTTGGATTCGGAATAATCTCCTCATCATTATTATCAGATATACCAGCACCGAATTGCAATTCTAATAAATTATCACTACGTAATCTAGTAATAAATCTTTTAGCAGTTTTTTTCATTTTTAATAAACTAGGAGAAGATGATCGATATTGAAATAGATCTGGATCATTTTCTGCTAAATTAGGTACTGCTTCAAAAATTGTGTCTTGTGCTAAATATGGAACTTCATACCAATTATCACCATCTGATTCAGTTACAGAAATTATATCAATAATATTAGTTTCCGGCAAGACAACTTTGTCATATGCTACAGGAGAATTAAATGTAAATGTTCTTGTAACAATTTCTCCAGATACCGCTTGAACTTGTTTTTTCAACAAATAATATGTAGGTTGTTTAGTAACATCATCACTTTCATAAATTGAAACTTCGGTTGGATCAAATGAAGATGAAAATGAAAAATCAACAGAATCTAAAGTTCGAAATACTGCTGAACTATTATTTGCAGAAACCTGCATTCCAGGTTTAATTGAAAGAGCATATGTATAATCAGGTGCTACATTATTTCCAGATCCAGTTGATGGAACTAATTGAAATACATCTAATTTTACGTATGCAGGAATAGAATTTTTAGGACGATAACCTAACATGTTAGCAATATCATATATATTACCACGTTCAGATGCTTGTTCTAATAATGATTCTTTTAAATTATTATCCGCATAATATGATAATACATCGCCAACATATGCAGAAAGTTCTAATAAAATCATCCCAGATGATGCTTCACTAAAATCAGTATATGTTGTAGGAAAATATTGTTTAGTAAATTCAATTAAATTTCTTCGAATTTGACTAAAATCTTTACCTAAATAAGAAACATCTTTTTTTGTTTCCATGTTATTGTCCTTGTTGTACTTGTACTACGCCATTATCATTTACAGTTAATGTAAGTGCATTTAAATTAACATTAGCAAACGCATATTCTATAGTAATTTCTACTGAATGTGCCATGTTTGGGTCATCTTCAATTGTTTTTGTATTAATATTCTTTACGGTAATTTCCGGTATCCAATATGAAATTGCCGGACTAATATAATCTTCTACTTGTTGTTGCAATTCTCTAGAGTTTACTTCAAACAATATTTTAAATAAATTAGTTCCGAATGTTGGTTGCATCGGACGCTCTCCAATTCTCGTTAACAATAAATTTTTTAATTTACCAAACACCAATTGTTCTGGAGAATAAATTGTTGAAAATGGAGTAGCCGAACCAAATGAGATACCTAATCCATTTTGATTCGTTGTTTGATTACTTCCTGGTGCAACAATTACATATGGCATTTTTAATTAACTTTCTTTTTATTCATTGCTTGCATTAATGCAGAATAATCTCGAGTCATTGCTTGTGCAACTTCTGGCGCTACTTCATACGTTTTACCAGTTTCCGGATCTTCCATTA